TATTTTCATCAAGTGTGACTATATTTCTTCGCGCAAGCACTCTCAATGTTGTTATTTGGCAACTGAAAATTGGAATGTTGCTGTTATGATCTTTGTGAAATTCACAATTTTCATATGTCCAAAACCCATGTTTTTTTATCAAAATATTTCCATGCGCCTTCATAACTCGTATAACATCTTCTTGCGCTCTTGATAAATCTTCATAACCATAAGCCATCTTTTATCCTCCGCTAAACTTTAATTTTCTTCCGGTTTCTCGCACCTCTCAAATTCGATACATTACATCGCACATATTTGTCATATGCTGCCTGATAAGTAATTCCGTCAATTTCAGCTATTCTTGCAAGCGGGATTGTTTTCGTGATACTCCTATTTCTTGTTTGCTCTTTTCTCGTTACCCATCTGCAATTAGACGGTTCATAATTTCCATCATTGTCGATTCTGTCTATGGTTAAATCATCACTATAACCGTTCTCCATCGACCAGTCATAAAAATTTTGGAAATCACTATCCCATTCTGGGCAAACACATATTCCTCTTCCACCATATCTCTGATAATTCTTGTTGTTCGGTCTGGAACACCTGTCTCTCATTCCAGTCCAAATGTTCCAAATCCTTGATTTTGCCATTCCATGTTTTAAATGCATTGTTGCTTTAACTTCTTTTTCAAGGCAGCCGCAACTTTTAGTTGTTCCGCTTACCAATGAATTCCTCAATATTTCTTTTTCGTTTCCACAATCACATCTGCAAAGCCATATTGATTTTGAACCTTTTCCATTGCCTTTTGTTCCAACCTTTTTTATCGCGGTTAATCGTCCAAATTTCATACCCGCTATATCTTTAGGATATTTCAATATTTACTACCCTCTTTCGCCCGAACCATTTCCGTGTTAAATAATATAGGCTTAATTGCCATCTACTCCGCCACCTTTCAACTGCTCTGCGATTTCATCAATATTTCTTGGATGCAATCCAAATGTTTGACACATAACATCTTGCTTGCATGTTTCTGCAAAATCATCAATAGCCTTATTTCTCTCCCTTTTTGCCACCTCTCTTATGTCATCGACAGACACAAGCAAATCGTCCTGTCTGTTACATATCTGGTCGATAGTCATTGTTTGAATTGGGGTTATCATCTACTCCACCTCTTTTTACAATTTCGACTGCTCTTCCAAGACCCCTGTGATGCCAGTCATCATCCTCCGATAAGCCGTGTTCCTCTGCGTAAATTTCAAAATCCGCATATGACAGTTCCTGCTCGTCTTTTAGCTGCTCCACCACCTTGTTCAAATCATAGGCAGTCGGCGCACTCTCAATTTCTGAATAAGGAACATATGTAATTTCTGTTCCATCTTTGCGAATATCCGTTACTGTCATTAAATTTTCCGCATCAATCAGTCTCATCGTTTAGCCTCCTTTCCCGCATTTTAGCGACAATCTCTTTCGTTTTTTCATCTGTCCTTTCATATCCACAGAAATAACATCTCGCCGCATATTCCACACCACTAGATTTTGTCATCTTTGAAAAAATCATGCTGTTTTCCCTAAGTAGCTCTAAATCACTTTGCCTGTATGAAGGATGATATTTCATGATTGGCCGCATAATACCGCCACAAGCCGGACATGGCTTAAGTTCTCTAATTTCCTTACTCACGCTCTTTCCTCCTCAACCATCTCAATATCAGTCTCTTGATCCAGTGCGGCAGAAAACACATCAACTCATACTTTTCACAGTAAAAGTAGCAGCCTTCCTCGTACTCCCAGTCGTCATTCCTTCCGCACCACGACGCAGGGCAGTTTCCACATATGTCATATTTTCTCATCTTCATCACTCCAATCTAACTTCTGACCACACCACCGGCAGTATTCGTCTCCATAACATACATCGCTCCCGCAATTCTTGCATTCGTATTCCGTGCCGCCAAAGGTTCCAAGTACCGCAGTAGGCTTTTCATCCGTCTGTTTCTCCACCGCCTCCCGACATTCTTCCGGTGTGCCGATTGCTTCATACTCTTTTAGCTTCATTTGCATTGCAGCAATATTTGCTAATTCTACACCTGTGAATCCGCCATGTTCTTTCATAGTCTGCAATTCTTCCGGTGTGCCGATTGCGCGGTACTGCTGAATCTCTTCCAGTGCATTGATTGCCATCTCGTAACCTTGGATTTCTCTTTTTCTCTCGTAATTCTGTGTACACATTTTGGCTAAATCAATAGAAGCCTCAAGTTCTTTAATTGATTCATTCTCCGTCATTTCACACCTCCAACAGTTCCGGGTTGTCAAAAATATTACCGACAACCTTACTTTCCGAATACAATCCGTTTTCTGTTATTGCATCAAGCCCAACCGCAGATGTTTCTGTATCTTGAAATATAAATCCAGCACAATAAGCATCCCATTCGATTTGCGTTTGAAAATTGTGTTTTCCGTCTTTGCATTCAATAATATCATTCTCCCAAATCAACTTTCCATTCTTGTCCTTAAGTCCGGTGCACTGGCAGAGGGTAGATGGGATTATAAGATCAGCAAATTTTTCATCAATACTGAAAATCCATAATCCGTCCCACCGTTTCAAAAGAAAGCCTTCCGTCCATTCACCGTTGTCCTTCCGCTTTGCACGGAATAAAAATCTATTCTCCATGACTTTCCCCTTTCTTCGGATATACAAGATTCAGATCATATCCGCTTGCAATAAATTTCAACGTCAATTCGTGATTGACTGCGTTTCCGAGTTTATCGTAAATCCAGTACATATCCTCTTGCGTAAATTCTGTTCCGAGATATTCATTGTATCCAGAAAGAAGTGATTCCTTCCATTCTTTATTTCTCTTCTCTTGGCGGTAAGGTTCTCCCTTTGCAATCGGTCTGGAACACCACTCTAAAAGTTTACAGATAATATCTTTCTGTGTATTACAGTCTTCTGCTTTAAAATATACATTCCCTTTGACTGATAAAATAAGGTCTCCATATTGAGTAATATAACTCTTCGGAAAGCATTTCATCACATTGAAAATTTCATTAAACATCATTTTTCCCCCATTTCTTTCAACTTGGCTTCGGCTTCCTCTCTGGTAAGTAATACCTTTTTGCCAATATCAGATATCGCAAACCCTCTTTT